ATGCTAAAAAAGCGTGGTTAAACGACAAAGTTAATATTATTTTTAAGCATGACAAACATAACCAAATCATATATTCAGCCGTATCATTGTTTCCCGAAACCACTGATATGACGATTATTGTCGACACAGCGTTTGAAGAAGATCCGGATGAATTCCATGATTATTTACTATCTATGAATGAAGGTATTGCCGACGGTATTTTTATAGATAGAGACATTTGGGTAATGGGGGCGCATCCTTACGACGACGAGGCGGATTTTGTAGGGGATTTAGGCGCTCATTTTGAAGCAGATTCCGAAACCATGTATGCCCTGATATTTGTTCAACGGTTGTCAAAATTAGAGAATTCCGCAGACAAACTGCAGAAAAGCGGTTATTATGAGCAATATTTAGGCGAAACAGATGCTCCAGATATGTATCAAAAACGATCAGAATTATATGGGAGATTGAAAGATGGCGACAAAGACACCTAAAACGGTTAAGAAAATGCGCGGCGGCGGTATGGTTAAGAAAATGCGTAGCGGTGGTACGGTTAAGAAAATGCGTACTGGCGGAAAAGTTTGTAAAAAGTCTAAGAAGTAACGTATGGCCCTTTCCGGAAGCACAGACTTTGAATTAGATGTCTCTGAGTATATTGAAGAGGCTTTTGAGCGTTGTGGCTTAGAAGTTCGCACGGGATACGATTTAAAGACTGCAAAAAGATCGCTAAACTTAATGTTAGCAGAGTGGGCTAACCGAGGGTTGAACTCTTGGACCATTACGCAACGAAGCTTAGCTTTAACGGCTTCTGATGGTGAATATGATTTAGGTACCGATGTTATTGATATCTTAAATCTTGTCGTTCAGCGTGATAGTACTGATTACAGTTTAGATCGTTTAAGCCGTAGCGATTACATCACAATACCTAACAAAACCACGACAGGTCGGCCTAATCAATGGTTTTTAGATCGTCAGTTAACACCTGTTTTAAAGATATGGCCTCTTCCGGACAATAGTACAGACATTATCTACTATGATGCTTTGACTCGTATGGATGATGCTGATTCTTTCACCAATTCAATGGACTTACCTTTTCGGTTTTATCCGTGCTTGGCTGCAGGACTGGCGTATTACATTGCAATGAAACGCGCTCCAGACCGTGTTCAGCTGTTAAAAGCCGTGTATGAGGAGGAATTTGAGCGTGCTATGTCAGAAGACCGAGATAGGGCTTCGTTTAACGTAGTGCCTTATTCAGGCTCTTATTACGGGTCGTAAGCATGGCTAGATTTGCATCAGGCAAAAAATCTTACGCAATTTGTGATCGCTCGGGGTTTAGATATCCTTACAAAAAAATGCGTAAGGAGTGGAATGGTCTTTTGGTAGGACCGGACGAGTATGAGCCTAAACAGCCACAATTAGGTCCGTTTAGAACGGTATCTGATCCACAAGCTTTACTTAATGCCCGACCGGATAGAATCGAACCTTACGATGTTTTCGTAGGAGTTCCTACAGTAGAAGTACCTAATCCAAAGCCTACACGTGCTTTTGGGCAAGTAGGTAGTGTAACGGTGACCACATCATGAGCTATACATACGCACAGTTAAAAACAGCTATTCAAGATTTTACCGACAATAGTGAAACCACTTTTGTTAATAATCTCCCTATTTTTATAAAAAATGCCGAAGAAAGAATATTAAAGAATATTCAATTAAGCTATTTTAAGAAAAATGCTTCGGGCAGCATGACTGCTTCCAATAAGTATTTAGCTATGCCTTCTGATTATTTAGCTTCTTTTTCCTTATCTTTTGTTAATGGAAGCGGTGATCACGTATTTTTAGAACTTAAAGATTTAGATTTCGTGCAGTCATTTAATCCAGATGGGTCGGATACAGGGGCTCCTAGATATTATGCCGTATATGATATAGATAACTTTATTTTAGGTCCTACTCCGGACTCTAGTTACAGTTCAGAACTTAATTATTTTTACCGTCCAGCCAGCTTGACTGCGGGTGCAGACGATGGAACCACGTGGCTCAGTGAAAACGCAGAAATAGCCATGTTGTATGGTTCCTTGCTAGAAGCGTATACTTTTATGAAAGGTGACGCAGATCTATTAGCTACTTACGAAAAAAGGCTAATGGAGGCTCTCTTGGGCATGAAACAGCTTGGCGAGGCCAAAGAAGTTACTGATGAGTACCGAACAGGTAAGGTAATTAGGCAGAAACAATGATAAAAGCTTTAGAGATAGATCTCCCCACAAAGTTCAGTGTGGACGTAAAAACGACGGAAAACCGTGGTTTTACTCCGGAAGAAGTAGCGGAACGCTGTGCCGAAAAAATTATTTCAATATCGGATACCGCTCCGAATGAACTTAAGGCTCAAGCGCATGCCTTTAAGCGTGATATAATCAGGTTATTATCTTTTTATATGCGGGAAGCAATAAAAAGCGACAGGACTAATCTATATAACATGCTGCTAGAATCTGGGGAAAAGGATCTGGCAGAATTAATTAGGAGACTATAAAGATGGCTTTTACTGGCAACTTCATGTGTACTAGCTTTAAATCAGAGCTAATGACTGCTACACATGATTTTACAAACGGATCAGGTAATACATTTAAATTAGCGTTGTATGATAACAGTGCCTCATTTACTGCGGCAACCACAGCTTACACTGCTACGAATGAAGTTAGCGGCACGGGTTATAGCGCCGGTGGCGGTACTTTAACTAATGTTACGCCTACTACTTCAGGAACTACAGCCTTCACTGATTTTGCAGATTTAACTTTTTCTTCTGCAACTATCACAGCTCGTGGTGCTTTGATCTACAACGATACTGCAGCGGGTGATCCCTCAGTAGTTGTTCTAGATTTTGGTAGTGACAAGAGCTCTTCAGCGGGTGACTTTACTATCGTATTTCCTACGGCAGATGCATCCGACGCGATAATTCGTATCGCATAAGGCGGTTTAGATGGCCCGCATAACTGGATGGGGCCGTGGCGCGTGGTCTAGCGGCGCGTGGAATAGACCTCTTCCTGTAGAGGTCACAGGTGTAGTAGCTACCGGAGCTTCCGGTTCAGTAGCCGTCACCGCTGAGCAAAACATCCCTCAAACAGGTTTATCTGCTACATCAAATGTCGGCAGCGTTACTGTCAACGCCGACGCTAATATATCGGTTACTGGATTAGAGGCAACGGGCTCTCCTGGGTCTGTAGTTGCTACAGGTGACGCTAATATATTGGTTACCGGTGTAGAAGCGACGGGATCTTCCGGTTCCGTTATTGTTGAGATCATAATCAATGTAGACGTCACTGGGTTAGAGGCTACGGGATCCCCTGGTTCCGTTACTGTTACGGGTGATGCTAATATAGATGTCACTGGATTAGAGGCCACGGGATCGCCCAGTTCGGTTGCTGTTACGGGTGATGCTAATATTTCAGTCACCGGCGTGGAGGCTACCGGTTCTCTGGGTTCTGTGACGATAAATACAGATGTCAATCAAAGTGTCACTGGGTTAGAGGCCGCGGGATCGCCCAGCTCTGTTACTGCTACAGGTGATGCTAATATTTCAGTCACCGGCGTAGAAGCAACATCTGAAGTAGGCGATGTTGAGTTTGCTATTTTTGTTACAATATTTGCAACGGGCGTAGAGGCTTCCGGTCAAGTAGGTTCGGTTGCAGTTGAAATCGATCAAATTGTAGACGTTACCGGTGTCGCCGCGATTGGTGAGGTAGGACCGGTTTTAGTATGGGGTGACATAATCCCAGACCAAAATTCGAACTTTAGTGGTATAATCCCCGTACAGACCCCAACATGGTCAGGTGTAAGTCCCAGTCAGGCGTCCGGATTTAATGAAATTAATCCAGCACAGACCCCTAGTTGGGAACAGATCCAGGCTACGGGCACCGATGATTGGACTTAAATAGGATGGGACGTTTTATAAATGGCTAGTACATACACAACTAATCTAGGTATAGAGAAGATTGCTGATGGAGAGCAGTCGGAAACGTGGGGGGATACTACCAACACCAACTTTGATCTTATTGACCAAGGTATTAATGGAATTATCTCTATTACACTAGCCTCCGCAGGCAATTCAGGCTCTCCTAATGATTTACCTATTACGGATGGTACCGTATCTAATGGTCGTAACAAATTTATTGAATTTACAGATGGTGGCGATTTAGGTGCTACCGCATATGTTCAACTAACACCTAATGATGCTGAAAAGCTGGTTTTTATTCGCAACAGCCTATCCGCAAGTCGTTCTTTAATTGTTTTTCAGGGCACTTACAATGCTAGTAATGACTTTGAAGTACTCAATGGGCACGATGTTGTTTTAAAATTTGATGGGGCAGGCGCTGGCGCTACAGTTACACAAGTATTTAGTAAATTAAGCGTAAGTGGTTTAAATATAAACAATACTTATGATTTACCTACAGCAGATGGAACCGCAGACCAAGTTCTTACCACGAATGGGTCGGGAACAATATCTTTTAGCGATCCTAGTGGTGGTGGTGCAACAGGTGGTGGTTCAGACCAAGTATTCTATGAGAATGACCAGACAGTAGACACTGACTATACCATTACTACCAACAAGAACGCTATGACTGCTGGCCCAATTACTGTATCAAGTGGTGTTAGTGTTACAGTTCCTTCTGGCTCAACTTGGATTATTGTATAATGAGTAAAGTAAAGATTACAGGTGATGCAAGTGGTACAGGTACATTTACACTAACTTCACCAAATTCAGATA